ATTGGTCAGCTGGTGTAGGACCAGATCAAAACAACTGGCCACAATGGACATTAAAAACAGACAATAGTGAATGGGCTGATGAATATCCTACTGATCGTACAGTAAAACAAAAGTACTGGGTTGCTTATAACAAAACCACAGGTGAGTACACAGGTAGTGTAGGTACAAGTAAAAGTGAAGCTGGTATTACAGACAACTCAGATATTCGAGGAGTTTCAGTAACAGTTGATGCTTCTACAGAACCTATTACATACACAGATCAAAACGGAAATACATATGAAGGATTTACTAAATTTCTTCAAGGTCAAACTAATGCAACAACCGGACAAGGTTTAACAGGTGGTGGTCAATCAGGCGCAAAAGATGCGCTACAAGCGTTTAGAGGTGAGCTAGAAGAAAATAAAGCACTTAATAACAGTGCAGAAGCAGATCGTACAGCTGCGATGGAGCAGTGGAACTATGACAATGTTTGGACGCCAGCTACTGAATATGCAGCAAGCCATAACTCAGCAGGTGAAACATTTAGAAACAATGCTTCTGAAAGCTATAACGCAAGTCTAGATGAGCCTGATGGGCCTCGCCAACAAGCTGCTGATGCAGCTAATCAAGCTGGCGATAAGATGTACACAAGAAATAATGAATTAAACAAATGGAGTAATGCTACTGTCAACTGGGCCAAAAACACTCAAACAGGTAATTATGTAGCTAATAGGAACCAAATCTTTTCACCGGGTGGTCAAGCAGCAGCTATCAATGGGTTAGTTCAAAACGGATATTTAACACAACAAGAAGCAACTAGCTATTTAAATGGTTTAAAAGATGCTTATGGCGCTTATTACGTAAAAGAAAGAATAGGTGGTACAAGAGGAATGTGGAATGGTGACACAGATGGTGGCACCTATGATTTGATTGGACAGTTTGATTCTGATTATTACATTAACCAGTATGGAAACAGCAGAGGACTTCTTAACTCGTGGAATTCAGCCACGATGTATGGAGATCCAAATAGTCCTTATGATCCAAATAATGATTTAGATGTTACTGCTAGATACGGCAGTCTTGCTAACTATGCTTGGTATGACTACAGCAATGGAGGCCAAACTGATGGTGCTCGAGGCTCAGCAGCATCGGCCACAACTGAAGCTGATGAGTATACAGAAAGTTATGACCAGTTAACAGATGCTGAAAAACAAACAATACGAGATCAGATTTTTGGTTTATCAGGAAGTGGTGAATCAATTGAATGGGCAGAAGATCTTCTTGATCCTTTAAGTGATGAAACAGTTAGTTTCTTAGAAGGAAAAGTAGGAGGAGTTTTTAGTGAAAAAGATTTAGAACAACAGGATAAATTTAAAGGATTGGCACAAGATGTTTTAAAAAGAACAATTGGTGAATTAAGAAAGCAACAGGAAAAAGAACGAGAGATGGACATCTTTCGTGGCTTACCTGGATTTAATGAGATTTATGGATCTAATAAACAGTTAGTAAACTCTATGCTTGGTGACAGCGGTATTGGAGGATACCTTGGAATGATGGGTGTAGACACCCGAGATATGGCAGAAGATTTAGAAAAAGGATTTGAAAATCTTACAGGCATTAAAACCAGCAATGCAGAATATAACTGGACAAAATGGATGGATGAAACTCTTAAGCCATACTACGAAGGCTTAGAAGAGATCGAAGGTGAACGTGTAGATGAAGATGGAAATAAAATTGTTTACAATTTAACCGAAGAAGAGGGTAAAAAATTTATTACTAAATTTATTAGTGACTACATTACACCACGTTTTAATATGTCCAAGTCAATGTCTGAGTTTGTCAGTTACTTAGACACGCTTGATGAAGATGAACAAAACATCTTCCAGACACAAACTGCAATGAACAAATTAAAACAAACTGCTGAGCTTAGCGCTAAAGCACAATTTAATGCATTAAAAGAAAGCAGTGATTTATCTACGTTTGATGTTGACTATTACTTTGATCCAACCACTACTTTGGCTGATGTATCAGAAGAAGATTTAGAAAATAACTATATGAATGTTTCTGAAACACTACAAAAATATGAAGATCAAAAGGCTGCAGTTAATCGAGATTGGGCAGCAGCTAAAGCTGATGGTTCAAGCAAAGTGGGTATACCTGAACATGCAAAAGCATACAGCTGGGAACAATGGGCATACTTCTATGGTGCAGACATAAACGATAAAGCTGAATTTGCAAAACTACACTATCAAGTTGCTGGACAAGGCAAATACGACCCAGCAAAAGATGTTGTTAGTTACAACACAATGAATGAATACTTTAATGATGTACTACTTCCTTTGGTGGCTGAAGAAAAACTTAGCTTAGATGATGCTGCATTTATGCAGTTTGTTACACCAGAAGAATTTGCTTCAGCACTGCTAGAAGGTATTGATCCAACAGAGAACAAAGAAGAGTGGAAGAAAGTTTTAGAACAGTTTGGTATCGAAGATATGGATGCCAGCCTTGAAGAAGTCAAACAGTATATTAAAGAAGCATTTGAAACTGGAGAAGCTCAAGCTATTCGTGAAGGTATCAAATATTTAAATGAACAAAAAAAAGAAGTCGACCAAGAAACATTGGGTGTGGATTACATTGAACGAGATCCACTAGAAATCCTAGGAGAGAAGGGAGACATTGAAGTCGGGTCTGATGCGTGGAAAGAACTAATGCTTAGTTATGACTTTGACCCTAACCTTAACTATGAAGAAGCAACCAATGCTTTATTAGATAAAGCAGATATTGATGCAGATACAACCAACCCCTTGTATGAAATTTTTAGAGGCAATGGCTACGCAGGAACAGAAGATGAGTTTTATGAGCAATTCTTCCCTGATGCTAGCCCTGAAGAGCTTGCAGACTTAAACTTTGTTGGACGTGCGCTGCAAGGAGGCATGTCATTAAAGAACTTTAGTGATGATCCTTTCATGGCCATGAGCCAGTTTGAAGAGTTCCTAGGGGGCTCTGGAGGCGATATGTATAGCCTTGGAGACGATGATGATTCTAGTGACAATGACAATACCAGTTACTTTGATTTGTTCCCAGAAGAGAAAGACTATGCCTCTAGTACTGGTCGTGGGATAATAGATTCATGGACTGGCGGTCTATTTGGTTAAATGTCTAATCATAAAAAAGCTGCTTCTGCAGCAAAGCTACATAAAGACAAAATAGCTTGCAATAAGCCACGTCGTACACCAGGACATAAAACTAAATCCCACGTCGTAAAAGCTTGCGAAAACGGGAAAGAAAAGATAATTCGTTTTGGCCAGCAGGGCGTAAAGGGCGCTGGAAAGAATCCGAAGACAGCCAAAGACAAAGCACGTAAGAAGTCATATTATGCACGTCACAATGCACAAGATAGCAAACCAAGTAAAATGAGTGCGAGATACTGGAGCCATAAAGTGAAGTGGTAAAAGTAGAAATAGAAATAAGCATTGAAGACTGTCGTGTTTTATATACAGCAATTTGTGATGCCATTCAATACTGGCCTGGATTTCCCGCAAGGCCAGCAGAAGAACAAGAAAGAATGCAACAAATGAAATTATTTTTGTTTAGTATTATGTGTGAAGCTTCTTTAGATCTATGAACAAAGGCGGTAGTTACGTTATTGGTCAACCCAAAAAAACAAGGCAAGGACAAGGCAAGCATTCCAAGTCAAATCATGGCCGCAAAAAAACGCGAGGGCAAGGAAAATAATGTAAACTGATGGTATATAGGGGCGGCTATGTATCAGTACTCAGAGGCTTTATTAGAGACCTTATTAATTATTAAAACCTTTGAGGGTTTCAGTGAGAAAGCTTATGCTGATCCTGATACAAATGGCGCTCCTTATACGATTGGATATGGCACTCAATATTATCCAGACGGTAGTCCTGTAAAGCAAGGTCAGTGTGTAACTAAGATCAAAGCACTGGAATATTTAAAGCATGAAGTTGAATTGATTGCTAAGCAGCTCCAGGAACTGAACCTTGGTTTAGATCCAAGTCAAACAGCAGCCTTGATCTCATTTGCACACTCGGTTGGCTGGGAAACTTTCTTTTACTCCAACATTATTGACAGCCTAGAAGAAGAGGATTATAGCGAGGCTGTGGAAGATATATCGTGTTGGATATTTGACAACGATCATAAAGTTGTTGGTGGCTTGATTGACCGTCGTCGTCACGAGGTCAAACTGTTCCTGCGTGAACAGGATGAATTATTTACTAAATCAAAAGACTTTTTGTTAAAAGCTTTCAGAGAATACGTAGGATCTAAGGGGCAAGTTCAAGCAATTCGCCAGCTACAAGAAGCCATAAATCCTTATGCCCTCTCGGTTTTTGCCAATGAGTACAATAACCACACCGAATTAGTTGAGTTTTCCGACAAAGAATTGCAGACAATCTATCAAGACTGGAAGTAGAATATCGATAGCAACAAGCCCGATATGGAAGATAGCAGCCTTAAGCAATATGAGATGCCTTTACATCTACAGCTAGCAATGCGTAAAGCAGAGCTTGTTTCAGAAGAAATGACATGGGATCAGATGCGTATTGCGCTGCTGAATCTATACAGCAAAAGGTTGATGGAGCTTCAAGCAGTTAAAGACATTCTGGTCGCAGAAGGTGTTGATGTTGAATTCAACATCCCATCTGATGTAGAGCTGCAAGAGTTAGCTATTGCCAAGTTCATGATGGAAGCAGATCTAGATGAACTTGAAGATGATGAAGAACCACCTGCAGTATTCGGTTAGAATTCAGTTGGCGTCAACGAGATTGATCAATCAATCTCTTTAAATACCACTCTGCTTTTTGCAGTGACTCAATACCCCCCTTATGCTTTTCTCTCCACAAATATTTTACGCAATTACCTTTTAGGTAGCCTCTATATTCTTCTGGCGTTAGCTGCGCTTCAATTGCTTCGATACATTCAATACCGCCGTCAGTGTAGTGAGACGGATGATTTACGTTATCAGTCAAAACTGGACGTTCTGTTAAATCGTCGCCGCTCGTATCAACTGCCCAAGGGACCGGGCAAATACCCCCAGGGCAATCCATAACTTCCCCTTCAGTATCTTCTACGACCGGTTGAAACCAGCCACCATCCGGCGTTGGTTCTCCTTCGCTAGTTCCATTTCCTCTG